TGCGTGCCGTAGTAAAGGCCGCCTGTAGCTGCCGTAGCGGCGGTGAGTCCTGCGAGTGTTGAATCTGCCATTAGAGTGAGATGTTAGGAGCCGGAAAGAAGGAGAAAGCTAGAGCCGTCAGCCAAAAGCAAAGACGAACCGCCGCCAGAGGCCAAAAGCAGCGTGTCGCCTGGATCTGGCGGGCCGCCTGCCCCGCCGGAGCCGCAGCCTAGAAGATTGAGGGCATTAGCCATTGTGAATTAGCCGGGGATGGGTGCCCAGATGACACGGACAGAGACGCTGGCCGTACCGGTGGATGTGACGGTAAGCGCCTCGCCTGGGGCAGTAATGAAAAGCGGGGTCTGATTGTCAGGGCTGCCACGATTACTGCCGCCGTTGGCCGCTGCATACTCGGGCGCGTCAATAGCGGTGGAGGCAGAATTGAACGTCACCACGGCGTCGGCGGAGGCTCTGATTTCAGCATAAAACACCGCAATACGTTTGCCGGTTGCATCGGCTGGCACAAGTTCCTCGGCAGTATCAGGCGAGGTGATTGTTTCAAAAGCGCGTTGCTTTTGGATGATGAGCCCACCCATGTAGTGGTAGTAGTTCTGGGGGTAGCGTTCCATTATTGTGTGTAGTTATGCGGGTTCTTTGCCTGCTTGCAAGTTTTTTTGCCCGCCCTGCCCGGCCTTTTCCTTGGCGGCCCGGCCTTGGCGCACGGCGGCGAGCTGGCCGGTGACGAGCGTGGCGACTTCGTTGTAAATGGTGTATTCGCGCAAACAGTCGGAGATAATCTGGAGATTGCGCACCTTGAGCGGGTCATTGGCGTCCTCGACCTTGACTGGCCCGGCTGGCTTGGCGGCCTCGGTTAGAGCCCGGCGAAGCGCGCCTTGGGCGTAGGCCGTGTAGGGCTTCACGATGATCTTATCAAACGCCTCGTTGTTCTCCAACTGAATGAGGAACTCTTCGGCTAGGGCTTCGATGGGTTTGGGCATGGGCGGTTATCGGGTGGGCGGTTCTGCTGGCGGCTGGCCTGCCTCGGCCTCGGCTGCCATGGCTTCGGCCTGGGCCTGGGCCATGACGGCGGTGGCCTGCTGGATGGCGGCCAGGGTGGTTTCTGGGTTTGGCTCGCCGATGCCTTTCAGGATGTCGGTGTACTGGCGCATCATAGCTTGCTGCATGGGCGGGGCCATGGCGGCGAACTGGTTGAGCACGTTGATGATGGCTTGGCCGACTTCCACCATTTGCGAGCTGTGGGACTTGGTGAGGCTGATCTCGAAGACGTTTCGCACATCTTCAGGGAAACTCTTTACCCACTGAATCAGAACCATGGCCTTTTCTTCGCCCACCTGTTTGATGAGGGCCGCCAGCCCGGCCTCGGTGTTTGTCATCGTGTAAAGCTCGATGTCGATAAAGTCGTTGAGCATGGCTGTCAGGCCTTCCACGACTTCGTTTTCTCGGGCGCGCAGGCTTTGGTTGCTGGTGTTTTCGAGGATCTTGGCAACGCCTAGCGTGTCCTGGCCCGGCACATCGGCCACGGTGGAGTCGGCGGGGCTGGTGAGCCCGGCGTTGATCTCGGCCCGGCCAATGAAGCGGTCCATGAGTTCGGAGAAAATACCCACATTGGCTGGCTCTACGGTCTTGACGGCCATGGCGTCGTCGGCGGTGAAACCTGCGCGGAGTTGGTAGCCTTCGGAGTTGCGGAACTGGATGCCGCCGCCGTCGATGCCCTGCTGTGTGGCTAGGGGATTCTCAAAGAGCACGTTGCCGGAGGTATTGGCGTCAAACTCGATGCGGTTCAGCATCTTGTCGGAGACTTCATGCCAAGTGTCCAGAAGCTCGTAGTAGCCTCGGCCTGTCCAGCGGTGCAGTTTCGGCCAGATGCGGTGGTCGGTGTAGGGGTGGGGTGCCTCCTTGTCGGACCATGGCAAGATGATCGTGGCGTATTCGTAGTGAATCGGGATTTTAGCATCCCAGTCAATGAGGACGTAAATAGGTTCTGCATAGCCGTCGCCGTCGGCATCGTAGCGAATCCATGTCTCTACATAAACGCGGGTGCGGAAGCGTTTTGGATCTTCCGTAGCTGGGCGCATGGAGGCTTCGTTCTCGCCGTCACGAACTCGGTTCAGGTTGGCGCGGACGGTGTAGGTGTTGTTATCGGCCCCGCCGGTCAGGTTGCCGGTCTTGGCCTTGTCGTTGTAGTCGTCAAACGCCTTTTTCTCGCGTGTCTCGGGCGCGTAGCCAATGAGCAAGTCGCCTGGATTAGCGGCGAAGACATGGCCTTTTAGCGGTGAAACGTCGAGGTTTTCGGCGTTGATGTGACAGAAAAAGTCGCCGTAGTGGATGACCTTAGTTTCTGCGCCCGGCTCCTTACTGGTGCGCTGCATCACAACCTTGGGCTTGGAAATTTGCAGGGCCGCCCCTACAGGCACAAAAATAGCCGGATCACGCTCCAATACTTGACGGTCTGGATAAGCCGGGTCGGCAATCCATTTATCAGTTGATAGAACTGGCTGGCCTTGGCTATCTTTGATCACTTTGCCGTCTAGCGTCACAGTTTGAGTAACGACGGGCTTCATGTAATAGGCTTCGCTCAGCCCAGCCCGCGTGATCTCCTGGCCTCGGATGAGGCTGCCTTGCTTGGCCTTCTTGCCTACCTCGTTCAGTTTCGTGAGCTTGGCGCGGTGCTTGAGGCGCTGCATCAGGATCTCAATCGCCGGGTTTTCGTCCTCGGCCCCCTCGGCATTTGGGCCAAAAAAGGCGGGCGTAGAAAGTAAATCGTTGTCCATCTTGTCGCCGTGCTGGTTCACGGGCGTCATGGGCAGATTCAGCGAAAGATTTGTCTCGCGGAAAAGCAGGCAGTTGGCCTTGCGGTGCTCAAAGTCCTGCTCGTAGGCAAGTTGGTAATTGTCCCAGCGCCAAAGGAGAGAGCCAACGGTATAATCTCGGCTGGTGGTCTGGACGCCCATAAGTTGGCGGCAGTTCTCCACTTCGGCGATGACATACTGAACGAATGCGCTCTCGGCGTCGTCACTTTCAAAGGTAAGATGGGAGTTGATGAGGCGCTGCATTCGATATTGTGTGTAGTTATGGCGTGGCTGTGGCTTTGTGCAAGCCCATTGCGTGGGCCTGTGCCCTGGCGGCGGCCATGGCATCCTCGCGGGCCTTCTTGAAGGCCTTGATTAGGCTCTCGCCGGGCTGGGCCTTCTCGCTTGGCATGGCCTTGGCTGCCACCTTGGCGGCATTGGCGGCATAGAGGCGGCCTGCCAGCTCGGCAAACTGCCGTTTCTTGGCTGGGTCTGTGATGGGCACAGGCTTGGCTTTGCCGGGCGGGTTGGCAGTGTAGTCGTCGCGTTGGAGCGGTTGCGGGCTCCATCGTTTGGTGGGGTGCAGGCGGTTGGCGCGGTAGAGGAGGGCGTCAGGCTGTGGCGTAACCTTGGTGTTGGCCTGGAACAGCAGGCGGGCTGGCGGCGTGAAGGCCTTGGGAAGGCGCTCGCCAGTCGTGCTGATTTTGGGCTGGGCGGCGAAGATTGGCAGCTTGGGGGCAATGGTGGGGTTTGGCAGGGCGGCATAGCCTGGGCCTGCCGTCGTGCGCTCGCGTAGCACATCGTCCATGTTGCGGAGCGGCTGCTTGATGAGGTTTGGGATGACGTTGTTCATCAGCATTTTTACCCCGGCGTTTTGGTCGGGGTTCTCACGCTTCTCTTCCACGTCGCGGACAAACTGCATGGCGTTGGCGAAGCCTTGCAGGAATGACTTGTCTTCCAGTGACGAGACGAGACTGGACAGCATGTAAGTGGTGTAGCTGGCGTTCTCGCCCTGTGACTTGAGGCGTTTGACCTCCTGATAGTTGCGGTATGCGTCAATCCACGTTGTCAGAGTGGTGGCGGCTGGCTCGTAGCGGCCAAAGGGTAAACTGCCAAGCACCTTGCCCTTGCCATCCTGCCAGACAATGGAGTTTTCCCCGCCGTATTTGCGGAGGAACTGATCGGTTGCCGCCCGCTCTTTCAGTGAGTGCGAGCGAGTGCCAACGAGTAGCACAGGCTTTTCGTCGTCGTTGTCGTCGCCTTCCAGCATGGAGGCCAAGGCCAGCCAGCCAAGCCCGGCTAGCAGCGTCTCGGAGGCGTCTTTGATCTGCATGGCCTTTGGGTAGGATTTGATCATAGGCACGCCGTTCTTACCCATTGCCAGCCATCCTGCCCGCGTGAGGCCGTAGAGCAGGCTGATAGCCGAGCCACCAGCCTTTTTGATGCCTGCGCGGACAATGTTGGTCGGGGTGCGTTGGAATGGGAAGATCCAGCGCATGAGGCTTCCCACGAATTTACGGGAGCGGATGCGCTTTTGGAGCTTGGCGGCAAGGTCGGAATCTCCCTTGGCCTCGGCTTCGGCAAGTAGCTTTTCCAGGTCTTTAATGCCCTTGTAGCCGCCTAGCACGGTGTCCACAATCTCAGTAGCGGAGTTGTCGTCTTGGAATAGCAGTTCCTCGGCGGTCTTCATCACCTCGCCCCATACGGCGCTGGATGTGTCGTTGATGGTGTTGGCAATCTCGGTGTCGATGAAGTCGGCCCTTGCCTGCCCCCTCAAGCCCTGGGCCTTGGCCTCCACATGCGCCCGGCGGTAAGCCACGGCGGATGCCTCGGCGTACATGATGGCCGTCTTGAAAAAGGCGTCTGTGAAGCGGAGCACACGGCCCGGCAGGCGGCTGACACGGCCTGCCTGCCCGCCCACGCTGGCGCGGATGTTGCCCACTTTATCGAGGTCGCCGTCCACCATGTCGATTTGCATGGGCTCGCCAAGGTACTTGTGGCGGATGGTGTCGCCTTCGGTCAGGAAGGTCTGGCGGGCCATCTCGAAGGCTGGGCCGATGCCCTGCCAGAAGCCTTTCAAGATGTGCTTGAACTCGCGGAACTGGGGGGCGTTCGGGTCTTGGTAGGCAAGGTTCAGCGTGGCCTCGGCTAGGCGCTGGCCGGTGTAGTGCCATGCCACCTGCGCGGCATTGCCGGTGATGTTCGCCACCTGCGTCTGGGGACCGGACAGGAGGGGCCAGTTGATCCAGTATTCGTACACCTTGTCGAAGGCGCTGGCCTTGGCTGCCGTGTACTCGCGGGCGAAGGCGTAGTAGTTCGCCATGTCGTCGGGGTCGAATGGCACAAATACGCGCACGCGCTGGCCGCCCGGTGTCATCACCACCTTAGACATGAGCTTGCCGGAGTTGCGGGCCTTGGCGGATTGGAGTGCGTAGGCCATCACGCGGTTTACCTCGGCGGTCACGTCGGCCACGGTCTGCCGTTTGCCGCCTAGCAAGGCTGGCTGGGCTTCGATGGCCTTGGGTGGCAGCCCCAGCCCCACGGCCTTCTTGAGCTTGGCAAAGCCAGCCTTGATGAGGCCGCCAAAGCCGGTGCCTGCCTTGACTTGGGCGGCCACGGCGGGGCGGATGATGGCGGCGGTGGCGTCGTGGATGAACTTGCCCACGTCGTCTTGGTTGAGGTTGAGGGCGTTGGCAATGTGCTCGTCGGAGAAGCCTCGGAAGGCTAGGCGCATGATGTTGTAGCCGTCGTTGTCTTTGCCCTTGTAGGCGTCGAGGCCTTCTTTGACGGCGGGGAGGTCGAGGATGGCGGATTGCAGGGCTACGCGGTCGGTGCCGGAGAGCATGAGGTCGTCTTCGGTGACTCCGATGTTCTTCAGCACGCGCTCTTTGATCTTCTGGCTTTCGGCGTCGTCTTTCTCCAGTAGCTCCTCTTGTGTTTCCTGGGCGCGGGCGGTTTTCAGGGCTGCCTCTATGTCGGCGCGGCGGCTGCCCCGTGCCTCGGCTAGCTCGGCCTCAAGGCTGGCGATGCGGCGGGCCTTGCCTGCGGCGGTAGGCAGGATGCGGAGCTTGCGGCGGACGGCTTCGCTGGGGCCAAACACGATGTCGAGCGCCTTGGTCCAGCGTTCCTGCGGGCTTTCCAGCGGATCTCGGCGGGCGCTCATGGCCTGGGCTAGGCGGGTGCCGGTGTCGAGGTAGTAGTTGCCCACCTTATTGAGGAGGGCGCGGATGTTCTTGTCACCGGTCAGGCGGGCCTCGCGGGTGAGGAACTGGAAGGCTTGGCCGAGTACGGCCTGTTCGTCCACGTCGAGGAGTTTGCTTTCTTCGGCCATGTCGGCGGCCCACTG